AAACTCATCTAACATATCTTTGCCAACCATCTCTATAAGAGATTGAATGGTGATTAATCTACCTTGAATATCTTTTATTTTTTGTTTTGAATCTGCGGACATAACATTTATTTTATCGTTTTTTTGGCGGATATCATATCCTTTCAACCAATTTGTAACGTTAATTAATTTTTTTTGAACCTCTGGGAAGGTTTCCCAATCCCTTATTTGCTCAACGTTTCTACCACAGCCTTGACATATATCATCAAAGGGAGCCATGGAAGTTGAGCATACTCCGTTGCATGGAGAGTTAGCCAAGCTTATAGATTCATGTAATCCTGTATTCATAAAACCTCACGGGCTTTTCTTGAATTATACACTCATTAACTAAAAATAAACAAACTTTTTTATTAAACAAAAAAAAGGGAGCCGAAGCTCCCTTTACCAATAAAATTGGGTTTATGCACCTTGTGATGCAAAGACAGCTCTTGGGTTTGACCAACCGAAAGAATATCTTTCTCTAGCTTTGAATCTGACGTTGCCAGTATCAAAGTCACCTTCCATAGAAGTTGAAAGAGGAGATCTTTCGAAATGTTTAAATCCATCAGGGCAGTCTGTTAACAGATACCAAGCATCGTTGTCTGTTAAGAAATGGTTAACAGCGTAACCATCTGGGACCATTCCCATGTTCTTAATAGCATTGATGTCATTGTCAGATGTACCAACTCTACCAGGAGTGTTGATTAATCTATCAGCCACGAACTGAAGTTGTGGTGGAACGATTAATTTTCTTCCTTGTAAAGCAAGAATCATGTTTCTGTCATCAACAAAAGTTGAGATAGAAATGATTGCATCTTCTAATGAAGTTTCATTCAAGTCAGTGTAAGTGCTTGGTCTGTTTGCAAATGTTCCACCGCCAACTAATGGGTGAGAAGAGTTTACAAGTGAAACTCCATCGCCGCCTGTATAGCTGGATGAGAAAGCATTATTCAACACAGAAGCAGCTTTAACTTGCTTAGTATGTGCCATAGATCTTGCTAGAGCCTTAGTGTATCTAGCGCCTAATCTGTCGTAGAGGTTATCTTCGATAGCTTCTTCAGTTAGTGCAAATGCTAACGCAACAGTCTCGTGAGAGTATCTTGCAGTATAGCCTTCTGAAGCGTTGTCGAATGCGACTCCGTTTCCTTCAGCTTTTACTTGTGCGTTACCGAAACCTACGATTAAGGTTTCTTCTTCAAATGCTCTGTCTGATGACTCAGTGTCGTAGATTTCAGCATGCTCGTTTTCATAACGATTATACTCCATCCCAAACAAGGCGTTTAGACCGGGTTCTAGCTCTTTAGCTAATTGTGAACGATTAATAGCCATTGATTATACTCCAGTTGTTTGAGCATAGAAGTGCTCGTTAATTTTGACTATCATGTTAACGTTTGCTGATTGAGAACCAGTACCTAAAGTATTATTCTCAGGATCTCCTGAAAACCCAACAATTCTTAGTTGAGCTGAAGTAGCAGCAGTTGTTCCAGATATTTCAACACCGGATTGTCCATCCGCTGTTGAGCCAGCAGTGTAAACGATGTCGGCATTGTTACCAACAACTGTTTGCACAACTGAACCTGTAGCAGCACTTTGTACTTCAAATAATGTATTAGGATCGTCAACAACGAAAGCCACCGCGTCTGATGAGACAGTACCATCTGGCCAGTAAGCTGAATAAATCACCTCACCGCTTGAGTTGGTATATCTACATCCCCTAAAGACTCCCAGTAATTGATCACCAGCAGCAGCTACTAAAATAGTACCTGTGTTAGCCATCTTAACTGGATCGCCTGAAAATATGTTTCCGCTTGCGCCAGAAGCAATTGAGTATTCTGTAGTCCCTTCAGAGTTTACATTACTACCCAATTTGCCTAAAGGCTTTAAGCCGAAAGCAGCATCTTGGTTTGCCATAGTTATTTCCTAAATTAAAATTGTTAAAGAGCAAACAAAGTTATCCTTTGCTTCCTCCGCCAAATGTTACCCTTGATTTCAACTCTCTTGAGATTGGCATCGCAGGATTTTCTTCACGCATCAGGTCGTTTTCTACTGCACTCATTTGGTTTTCGGTTTGGCTAGCGAAATATTCATTACGCTGATCTGCGATTTCTTTCGGTATCTTGCACAGTATTAACCCACCTACACCAATAATTCCAGCATGTCGACCATCATCGACTATAGGCAAATCATGGAATCCGGGAAGTTCCTCTGGTCTAACTGGTTCGAATCCTTCACGAAATCTTTTTGAGACATTCGTTTTGTCATCTTGTCCAGCTATAGATTCTCTTACCCATCGATAAACAATCCCTTGAGATTTTGCAATTTCAACAGCCTCTTCTGGAAGCTCAAGAGCTGAAGGCATCTTCCAGGCTTTTGGCCTTTCAGATTTGCTTCTGGCTTCTGAGTCTCTAGGAGCTCTGTCATCGTTACTATTTGCTCTCGTTACTTTTATCTCTTTCTTGCTCATGATTTTTGTAGCCTCGCTTTTTGTATTGCGTAATCTTTAAATGACACTCCAAGTTTTTTGGCTAATGCCTGCTCACTTGGCGTCAATTGAATACGATTCTGTTTGCGTCCTGTCGATGTGTTGCGTGTGGCTGAAGCGACTGTTTGGACGTTTTTCTTCGCTTCCACGTTAAACTTGTGAGGCAACTCTTGTCGCACTCTTTTATCAATCTCACTATAATACTCATCTGAGTCAGTGTCAAAGCCTTCGTTCTCTAATTGCTTATGAACCGCAAAGGCAACTGACGTTGCAACCTGGTCTTGTCCAAACCAAGTATTGTTTTTTGCCCAATTTCTAGCTTTAGGTGATGGCTCATTATACTCTTCAGTTGTTTGAGCATATTGTTGCGGAGCTTGATATTGTTGTTGATTTAATTGCTGTTGCTGATAAGCAGCTTCTTGTTCTTCATACTGCTTTTGCGCTTGAGAATATTGTTGAAGCCTAGCCTTATCAGTGGTAGCTAAAGTTAAAGCTTCAGTAGCAGCGGCTATTGCATCTGCATCTCCAGCTTCTGTTGCTTGTCTTAAAGCTTGCTTTGCTAAAGTCATTTGAGATTCAACCCTGTTGGTGAACTCATCACTGTAACTATGAGAGAAAGACTTTTGTTGTTGTCTTAATTTTTCATTTTGGTCTTTAAGATCTTTGGCATATTGAATAGCCATCAGCTCTCTTCTTTGAAACTCTTTAGCTTGAGCAACTGCTTTGTTAATTCTGTTTTGAGCTAGAGATGCTCTTTTCTCTACCTCAGATAAATCTTTTGCTTGTTCTTCCACTTTGGGAGAAACTTCAAAGTCTTCCTTAACTTCGTCTTCAGTTGCAGGAGCAACTTCTTCAACGCTATCATCTAAAGAAATTTCAACAGGTTGATCGCTAACATCTTCTTCAACGCGTCTTTTCTCAGGCACTGCTGCCTTTTCAATCTTCTCGTCTGTAATTTCTATGTCTAAATTTTCCGCTTCACTTGCCATGTTTTACCTCTCTTATAAAGATTTAATATCATCAGGATCTAGAATTGTTCCAATGATGTCATCGTCATTAATGATTCTAACTTCGTGGTCATCTTCTAATTTAAAACGAGAACCAGCGTATCTGCCGATTAACACCCAGTCCTTTTCTTTGCACCAAGGTTTGTTCCCATATTTTTCTGTTTCTTTATAAGCTAAAGGTCCAACCTTTAGAACGTAAGCAACCACTGTAGATAAAGATTCTCTATCCATGGTTTCTTTAACAAGTTGAATACCGCCTTCAGTAACGCCCTTGCCTCTATAAGGTAGTACAAGAATACGCCATCCGCTTGGATTTGGCATTCTGTCTAACAATGATTTTTTTAGTAGGTTGGGATCTAGAACTCTTGATTCTTGTCTTACAAAAGCTTTGTCAAGTTCTGATGAGGCTTCTTCTTTTTTTTCTATTTTTTCTGCGACTTTGTCATTCATCGATATCATCCATATGCAGCGTTTCTTTTAAATCGTCTATGAGTGAGCGAACCGCCGATAACGCACCCATATGATATTTGTAATCTTCCATGGATTGTACATTCCCTGCTGAAAGACTGTCAACTAAATCTTGTTCTCTTTTACGCAGAGTCTTAAAAAAATACTCCGCAAGTTTTACGCTATCCATGGCTCTCTCCTGCCTATGTAATGTTTATCTCAAATTAATGTTTCCAAAGTTTGGAATCATTGGTCTCCCGCCAGTAGTTGGTAAATCAAACTTAGGTAAGTTTGAAAAATCTATGTTAGGTATGTTTGGTATTTTAGGTATGTTAGGAACCATTACTGGTGGTATATAAATAGGTTCTTGTCTAGGCGCTGGCGCTGGAGCTGCTATCGGTTGAGGTATAGGTCTAGGTGCTGGAGTTGGAACAACAGGAGATTGAAAATTAGGTAACTTAGGCATTGATATTCTTGGCATTACAGGAGCTGGTTCTGGCTCTCTCACTGGCAAGGGCATAAGTCTTGGCTCTTCTCTTCTTTCTATAATGTCTCTAACAGCTTCTGGGATAAAACCGCTTCCTGTTGGTGGGCCTTTTCTTTCAATGGCTTCAGCAATAGTTTCAACTGAGATTGGTGCTGGAGTTGGAGCAACAGGAGGTATGTAATTAGGATCATTAGTCAATTCTCTTGTCATATCAAAACCAGGTGTTCCGCCTGCGTAAACTGGAGGAAGATCTCTAGGATCAGGCAAGAAACTTTCAATTGGCTCTGGTTCACCCATTTCCATTCTGTCATTGTATTGACGCATGATGTCATCGTAGTCAAAGTTTAAAAAGTCAGGAAGGCCGCTAAAATCTAAGTCTCTTATAAAATCTGGTATTCCCGGAAAAGGAGTTTGGCCTGGTATATAAGGAGAAGGTTCAGGCATAGGCTCAGGTTGAGCCAGTTGACCTTCAAGCTCTGCAATACGATCCATCATTTCTTGGAACCTTGCATCTTGAGCTGCTTGTTCTTCAGCACGTCTTGCCATCTCAGCTTCTCTCATTGGAGCTTGTGTTGCTTCGTACTGAGCTTGAAACTGTTGACCCATAGGAGATT